TGGAACTTGCTGAAGAACAAATTTGGAGACTCTACGCTTTGTGGCAAGAAGAACAATTTGATGGCAAAATAACTTACCCAACAACATTTGACATTAGAGATTGGGCAACAGATTTAGAATTATTACAAGCTGCAAAAGCAAGTAATATTAAATCATCTACATTCAACAAAGAACTAGATAAACAAATAGCTAGAACAGTAATAGATGATGATGAAGCATTAGTAGTTATAGATGCAGAGATTGAACAGAACACCGAAGCATTAGGTGAGTTTCCACAACAACCAATAACATTACCTAGAGTTTAAATGTGGCTTCTATCATTACAGAACTTCAAGCACTTAGAGCAAACGCAATAACTTCATTAGAAGATAAACAACAAGAACTGTTAATTAAAACACTTCAACAATTAGAAAAAAGAGTTGTTGATAGAGCATTAACTTTACCAACTAGGAATGGACAATTATTTGATACAAGACTTGCAATAGAACTAAGACCACAATTACAAAAAGCAATAGAAGAACTTTATTTAATACCAGTACAAACCTTTATAAAAGATTATGACAAAGTTGCGGCAAACATTGTAGCAACTTATGGCAAACTTCCAGTACCACCAGAATTTAAACAGATAAGAGAAATAGATTTAAGAGTTATTCAGCAATTAAAAAAGATTACCTTTTCTCAATTTCAAAATCTTGGAAATGAATTTGTGAACACATTAGCTAATGAAATTTATCAATCCACTTTAACTGGTAGACCAGTTGTAGATATGGTTGAAACTATTAGAGGAAAAATAAATGGTATCTATCAACAATCTGACAGTAAAAAGGCACAAGAATTAGTAGACTACATAGCTAACAATCCTAATGGTGCAGAAGTAGATACTGCTGTTTCACAATTACAAACTATTTATGGAAGAGATAGATTAGGAGAAAATCTAAATAGATATGCTGGGCAGTTAGTTCAAGATTCTTTAATGGGCTTTGATGGACAGTTTGCAAAATTTAGAGCAGATGAATTAGGATTAACTTCTTATGTTTATTATGGAACTTTAGTTAGAGACAGTAGGGATTTCTGCGTAGACAATGTAAATAAAATATTTACTGAAGAAGAAATTAGGAAAAAGTGGGCAGAAGAAACTTGGCAAGGCAAAGCACAAGGAGACCCATTTGTCGTTAGAGGTGGTTATAATTGTAGACATCACTTTCAACCAACAAGTCCTGAATGGGGTACAGTTAAAGAAGATGGCACATTTGAGTTCACTTTAGAATAATAATTGCATTTTAAGTATTCTACTGATAATTGAGAAGTTATTAATCAAGAAGGAGTTAATATGAACGACCAAGTTAAAAAAGAGTCGGTTGAGAAAACAGCAACTCAGGAAAAAGCTGGAGAAGTTAAAACTTCTGATACTCAATCAGAAAACAAAGTCTTTACTGAAGAACAAGTAGAGAACATAGTACAAAGAAGATTAGAACGATTTAAAAAATCAGTATCTAATAAACTTGATGGCATTGATATTGAAGAAGCCAAAAAGTTGATTGAAGAAAAGAAGCATAAAGAAATAGAACTCGCAAAACAACGAGGTGAGTTTGATAAAGTCTTAAAAGAGACTGTGTCAAAGAAGGACGATAGAATTAAGCAGTTGGAATCTGAATTATCAAAAATTCGGATAGATGAAACATTAGTCAATATAGCTAGTGGACTTAAAGCTGTAAAACCAGCAGAAGTTAAACAGTTACTTAGACAATATGTTCGTTTAAACGATAGTGGTTCTGTTGAAGTAATAACTGATACTGGAACACCTAGATATTCAGAAAAAGGCGAACCAATGAGTGTAAATGATTTGGTTGCTGATTATTTAAAGAACAATCCCCATCATGTTACCGCAACACCAAGTGGTGCTGGTAGCAAAGGTCAGATTGGTGGTGCAACACCTAAACCATTGAACATTAGGGATTTGGACTTGTCTAAACCTGAGGACAGAAAAATATATTCTGAATACAGAAAACAACGAGACCAAAGTGTATTTAAAATAAAACCAACAATATAGGATAAAAAACTATGGCAAACGAAACAACGAGTTCCACACTTAGTGAACTCTTTACGAATATTACCCAAGAGGCAATATTCACATTCCAAGAGACATCAGTAATGAGACCTCTTGTAACTGTGTACCCAATCAATGGCTCAGGCAAGACTGTTGAAGTACCAGTATATCCAACAGTAAGTGCGGCGGCAGTTAACGAAGCTACCGACTTGTCAAACACAGCAGTTAACCCAACATCTGCAACTATCACAGCTAGTGAAAAAGGTGTGATGACTACCCTCACGGACTTAGGTAGAGATTCTGCATCAAGAAATGTAGGTGCTGATATTGGAAAATTATTCGGAGAAGCATTAGCTAAAAAAGTTGATACTGATTTAGTAGACCTTCTTGATGATTTTGCATCTGGAAATGACCAAGGCGGTGCAGGAACAGAACTTACTGCTGACTTGCTTTTCAAAGCACAAGCAATACTAAGAACTGCAAATGTACCAGCACCATATTATGGTGTGTTCCACCCAAAAGCAGTTTTCAATTTAAAGAAAACTCTTACACAAGCTGGTTATTCTGGAACTGCAACTGCAATTTCTGAAATTGGTAATGAAGCATTAAGAAATGGATATATCGGCAGAATCGCTGGTATTGATGTATTTGAAAATGCAAACATTACAATTGATGGCTCTGATGACGCAAATGGTGCAGTATTCCACCCAGCTTCATTAGGACTATGTATTAAAGAAGAAATCAAAATTGAAACACAAAGAGATGCTTCTTTAAGAGCAACAGAAATAGTCGGTTCAATTGTCTACGGAGTAGGTGTTGTAAAAGACACTTTCGGCGTAACAGTTCTTACTGATGCGGCTCTATAATTAATACAATCGGTGGGGTGTAAAAACCCCACCATTAAATATTATGGCTAATTTTTCAGTTGATTCAGATTTAACATTTTACCAACCAGATATTTTAACTTTTGGTATCGCTAACTTTACATCTCCAAACGATTACCATGCACAAGCCAGATTAGATATTGAGAGAGAATTAAGGATAAGATGGTTTCCAGTTTATTCAAAAGAAACTTATAGAAATATTTCATTATTAAATACAACAGAAATGAACGCAACATTATTAACTGATGCACAATTTAAAAGAGCAAGTGTGTATAGAGTGATTGGTTTTTATTGTTGTCCGCAACTTACAAAATTTAATTCAGATGATAACCCTGATAGATTTCAAGTAATGATGAAACACTATCAGCAATTATATGCTGATGAGATGGAACAGATATTAAGAGATGGTGTTGAATATGATGCTGATGATTCTAATACAGTTGCTAACGCAGAAAAAGCACCATATCATAGACTTAAAATTCTAAGATGAAAATTACAGTTCAGGACAACACACTTCAAGTTGCCAAGAACTTTGAAAAACAAGTTAGAGAACAACCAACCATTGTTAAAACAGCATTAGGTAGAACTGCTGAATTTGTTATGGGATTAATTAAACAAAGAACAGCAAAAGGTATTAGTGCTAAAGGCGGTACTTTTACACCTTATACAGAAGCATATAAACAATTTAGAAGAAAAGCTGGTAGACAAGTACAGTTCCCAGATTTAAATTTTTCAGGACAAATGTTATCTAATATTGTTCAAAAATCAGAACCTAGTTTTGCTATTATTTATTTTGCGAATAAATTTCAAAATATAAAAGCAGTAGGCAATCAAAACAAAAGAAGATTTTTTGCAATAGCAGATAAAGAACAACAACCAATCATAAATGTATTTATGAGAGAATTTAAAAAACTAAGTATAATTAAATGAGCAAACGAGAAGATATAGCATCAAACATTGTATCTGCTTTAACTGCGGTAACATCTCCTATTACTCTTAAAAAAATTACTAGAGAACCTTTTAATGTAGATGAATTATCTGAACAACAATATCCAGCTTGTTTTATTCAATCTGGTAATGAAACAAGAAGTGATGAAACAATAAGTTTTACAAGTGCCTTACGACAAGCAACAGCAGATTATGTTATTGTAGGATTTGTAAAAGGCACACCATCTAATATTGATACAAAAAGAAATGAATTGATTACGACAATTGAAACAACACTAAATTCTGATAGAACAAGAGGTGGGAACGCAAAACAAACTCAGGTAGTAGAAGTATCTACTGATGAAGGAGTTTTATTCCCAATAGGTGGTATCAGAATGGTAGTGCGAGTTATGTATCAATACACTTCTGGCACACCTTAATAAACAAACAAGGAAACAAATATGGCAACACATACTGGCTCAGAGGGTCTCATCAAGATTGGTGCAACGACAGTTGGAGAATTAAGAAGTTACACTTTAGAGCAAACTGGAGATTCTATTGAAGATACTTCAATGGGAGATTCATCAAGAACATATAAAGTTGGTCTTAAAGGTTTTTCTGGTTCAGCAAGTTTATTTTTTGATGAAGCTGATGCAGGACAATTATTAATGGTCGTAGGTTCAGAAATTACAATTAAAGTATTTCCTGAAGGTGCGACAGCAGGAGATAAATTTTATGAAGGTTCAGCAATAGTTACAGCTTACAATGTATCTGCATCTTTTGATGGAATGGTAGAAGCTGAAATGACATTTACTGGAACTGGTGCATTATCGTTATCAACAGCAGCATAATTTAGGAAGATATGAATATTATAGATAGAGTGAAGGCACATTTTGAAAGTCAAGGAGTTAAGAAAATAGAGGTTTCCGAATGGGGTGAGGAAGGCAAACCTTTAACAATATACTGCCAACCATTTACTTTAGCAGAAAAAAGAAATCTATTTAAAGGTGCTAAGAATGATGACTTAGGAGTTTTAGTAGATGCAATAGTTCTTAAAGCTAAAGACGCTGACGGAAATAAAATATTTAAGTTAGATGATAAGCAAGTATTATTGAATAATGCTGACCCAAATGTTATAGCAAGAGTGGCAACAGAAATGTTGAACTCAGTATCTTACGAGGAAGCTGAAAAAAAGTAAGATTTGACCCTGAGTTATATTCCGTACTTGCTCTTGGTCAAGAATTAGGCAAAAGTATGGAAGAGGTTTTAAGTATGACTTTAGATGAATATACTTATTGGTTGGCATATTTCAAAGTGAAGGCGGACAAAGAAAAACTTAGATATGGCAGAACAACTAAACATACGACTTAATGCAATAGACAATGCTTCAAAAGTCTTTTCATCAGTAAAAGATTCTGTTTTATCTTTAAGAACTGCGTTATTATCAATAGCAAGTAGTGTTGTAGTAAAACAAATAGTAGATGTAACTAAAGAATTTGAAACTCTAAGAACCACTTTAAGATTTGTTACTGGTTCTGTTGAAGATGGTCAAAGAGCTTTTTCCTTACTAAGAAGTTTATCTAAAGAAACGCAATTTTCTACTGCCGAACTATCTAATGCTTTTATAACTTTAAAAAACGCAGGTATTGAACCAGCAGATAGATTATTAAGAACTTTTATTGATACAGCTTCAGCAACAGCAAATCCTTTAGACACTTTAAATGATTTAGTAAGATTATTTGCCAAAGGTTTAACTGGTGCTGGTATAGGTTCTCAATCATTATCTCAACTAGCTTCAAAAGGTATTAATGTTTTTGCAATTTTAGAAAAACAATTAGGTTTAACTAGAACACAAATTACTAAATTTGCTGATGATATTGAAGGTTCTTCTATAATTTTAGAAGCATTAGAAAAAGGTTTAGGAGAAACATTTGGTGGTGCTTCTGCACAAAGAGCAGGAGATTTAGCAACTGTATTTAAAAATTTGTATGAAAGTATAAAAGATATTGCAGATTTAGTGGCGACTGATGGTGGTTTTAGTAAATCATTAAAAGAATTACTAAGTACATTTGGAAGTTTATTAAAAACATTAGAACCAATTTTATCTATATTTGGAAAATTATTAAATTTTGTAACTGAATTAGCAAATGTCGGTCTTGTATTATTAAATGAATCTTTAAAATTAGTTTTAAAAACTTTAGGTAAAGTAGTTACTGGATTAGGAGATGTTGTAGGTTATGGTTCTGGTGTTTCTAAAACAGTAGGTTTAGATGAAGATAGAACTTTAGCACCACCTCAAAGACCAGAAAAAAAAGTAGAAGATAAAACCTTACTAGGTATTATACAAGGAAAGTTAAAAGGAGAAGTTGCATTAGCTGACTTAGCATTTAAAAATTTAAACAAAACTATTGCTGAAGGAACAATTGTAGGTATTAAAAATATTTCATTAGCAATTGCGGAGTCAATAGTATTAGGAAAAAAATTAAGCGATACTTTTAGAGAGTTAACACAAAAACTTTTGGTTAAAATATTATCTCAATTAATTGAAGAACAGTTAGTAAAATTAGCTTTATTAGCTATTGACCAACTAAAATTAATTATATCAAAACAGCAAACAGCAGAAATTATAAAACAAAATGCTTTGCTGTCTCAACAAAGGTCTTTAGGTGCTGGAGGCGGAGGTGGTTTTTTTAGTTCATTATTTAGAACTGGTTTTAATTTAATAGCTGGTGGTGGAAGTGTACCTCTTGATGCACCAAATTTTTATAATCCAATTGAAGCATTTGCAGAAGGTGGTTCAGTAAGAAGTGGTATGCCTTACTTAGTTGGAGAACGAGGCAGAGAATTATTTGTACCACAAACAGATGGAACAATTGTACCAAATCAAGATTTAAGAGGTGGCACTAATATAACATTTAATATTCAAGCAAATGATGTAAGAGGTATAAGAGAATTATTAATTGATAATAGAGCCACAATTGTTAATCTTGTTAATCAGGGTGCAAATCAAAAAGGTAAATCAAATATAGTATGAGTGGAGTATTTCCTTCAACACCAACAACTAGAGATGTAGT